AATCGCATTGTTCGCCTTCTTGCAGACTGGGGACTTATTACGGTTCTAAATCAAGATAAAGTATCTGATATTGCTCCTTTGAATCAAATCAAAGTTCTTGCTTATAAGGATAAGGGAGACTGGATTCTTGAACAAAAGTATAACATTGGTAAAAAAGGAAAAGCAGCAGAAACCGAATAAATAAGTATGGGACCTTTCGTGCGGTCTCTACAAAAGTCGGAACACCCTAAAGAGAAGTTCGGTTTTTACAGTTCTTCTCTTTTTTGTTTCTTGTATTTTATAAGTATATGAAAAACATCTTGAAAACAATGTAGTAGAAACCACACTTTAAAAATAATACAAACTATTATAAATTATTAATGATCGCCTTATTGGGATCGCACAAACAAACTCGCTTTTAAAGGAGCTACTATAATGACTAATCTGATGAAGTATCAGTCTGCGGATCTTCCTGCTTTGCTGGAAAGAATTAATCGCAATACGATTGGTATGGATGAATACTTTGATCGTATTTTTAAAATTCACGAAACAACTTCCAATTATCCGCCATATAATCTTGTTCAAGTAAGCAACGTAGAATCTCGTCTTGAACTTGCACTTGCTGGATTTAAAAAGAAAGAAGTTTATGTCTACACGCAAGATGGTAAACTTTTTGTTGAGGGTCAAAAAGAAGATAAAGAAACGGAGTCCAACTATATCCACAAGGGTTTGGCTCAACGGAGTTTTAAGAGAGCGTGGACACTTGCGGATGATACAGAAGTCGCAGATGTATCATTTGAAGACGGACTACTCTCTATCAACTTGAAGAAAATTGTTCCTGATCACCACAAACGTAAAGATTATCTATAAATATATTTGAATATCGTCGGCGCAGAGGAGCACCTGGCAAAATCCAGGTTGACTCCTCCTTTTTTTATTGCTAGAATAGTAAGAGGTATGGAGTACAAATGACAGTAAAACTTTTGCTTTTAAAGTCTGGTGAAGACCTTATTGCAGACATAAAAGAGATGGTAGTTGGTGAAGAGGAAAATGTAAGGGTTGTTGGATATTTTCTCCACAAACCTTGCGTTGTTAAGATGACCCCTCCATCTAATGTTCCAGAAGAATTCAAAGAAGAAATTGACCCACAGAAAGCATCTTTTCAGGTAACTCTTTTCCCGTGGATGCCTTTGTCCAAAGACAATACTATTCCAATTTCTACTGATTGGGTTGTTACTATGGTAACTCCAAGCGACAAACTAAATGACATGTATACTGAGGATGTAATGAACTATGGAAAAGACAATCAAAGTTTTGGCACTGACCAACAATCTAATTCTAATAACCAAAATTGAAGAAGTTGGTGCTGATATTGGAGAACCAGATTGTAAACTCATATCACCATTTGTTGTAAAAAGTGATAAAACTTTAGAACCATTTCTTTGTGGATATACAAAAGAAAAAACTTTTATGATGAGTTCGGAAAAGATTTTTACTCTTGTGGATCCAACACCAACTCTACTTGAAAAATATGAAGACTTGATTAAAGAATGATGCAACGCTTTTATACTAATGTTCAATTGATTGGAAACCAAATTCTTGTTCGTGGAGTTGAAAATGGAAAGAGATTTGAAAGTAGAGATGAGTTTTACCCAACTCTCTTTGTAAAAACTAAAAAAGAATCAAAATATAGAACTTTAAGTGGAGAATTTGTAGAACCTATAAAACCAGGAACTATCCGAGATTGTCGTGAGTTTTATAAAAAGTATGAAAGCGTAGATGGATTTGAGATTTATGGAAATGACAGGTATATCTGCCAATACATTTCTGAAAAATATCCAGAGGATGAAATCAAGTTTGATATTAGTAAAATCAAACTTGTAACTCTGGATATTGAGGTTGCTTCTGAAGCAGGATTTCCTGATGTCGAATCTTGTTCTGAAGAAATTCTTTCAATTAGTATTCAGGACTATACTACTAAAGAGATTATTACTTGGGGAGTCAAACCTTTTAATAATAAGCAAAGCAATGTGACCTATCACTATTGCCCTTCGGAGTATGAACTTCTCAATCACTTTATCAATTATTGGATGTTCAATGTTCCTGATGTAATCACTGGGTGGAACATTCAGTTGTATGACGTTCCTTATATTTGTAAACGTCTAAATCGTGTTCTTGGTGAGAAACTAATGAAGCGTTTCTCTAACTGGGGACTTGTAACTGAAGGGGAAACTTATATTCAAGGAAGAAAGCACACTACATTTGATGTTGGTGGTCTAACGCAACTTGATTATCTTGACCTCTATAAAAAGTTTACTTATAAGGCACAGGAGTCTTATCGTCTTGATTATATTGCTGAAGTGGAACTTGGTCAGAAAAAACTGGATCACTCTGAGTTTGATACTTTCAAAGATTTCTATACTCAAGGTTGGCAAAAGTTTATTGAGTACAACATCGTTGACGTAGAACTTGTTGACCGTTTGGAAGACAAGATGAAACTCATTGAGTTGGCACTGACAATGGCATATGACGCTAAGGTAAATTATGCTGATGTGTTTTACCAAGTGAGGATGTGGGACAACATTATCTACACATATTTGAAGAAAAGAGATATTGTCATTCCACCAAAGAATAAAACACAGAAAGACGAAAAGTATGCAGGTGCTTATGTAAAAGAACCTATTCCTGGAATGTATGATTGGGTGGTGAGTTTTGACTTGAACTCACTATACCCCCACCTGATCATGATGTATAACATCAGCCCTGAGACTCTATTGGAGGAAAAGCATCCAACAGTCTCTGTAGATAAGATTTTGAATCAAAGTCTTAATTTTGAAATGTACAAGGATTATTCTGTGTGTGCTAACGGAGCAATGTTTCGTAAGGATGTTCGTGGGTTTCTTCCAGAACTAATGGAGAAGATTTATAATGAACGTGTAATTTTTAAAAAGAAAATGCTTGCTGCAGAGCAAGAATATGAAAAGACAAAGAACAAAGAGTTAGTTAAAGAAATTGCTCGATGCAATAACATTCAGATGGCAAGAAAGATCCAACTTAACTCAGCTTATGGTGCCATTGGTAATCAGTATTTTAGATATTATAAACTTGCAAATGCCGAAGCAATCACTTTATCTGGACAGGTTTCTATCCAATGGATCATGAATCGTGTGAATTCTTATCTAAACAAGATATTGAAAAGTGGAGATGCAGATTATGTTATTGCTTCAGATACTGATTCTCTTTATATCAATATGGGTCCTTTGGTTGACAATGTATTCAAAGGAAGAGAGAAAACTACTCAAAGCATTGTTTCGTTCCTTGATAAGGTCTGTCAGGTGGAATTTGAAAAATATATTGAAAGTTCTTACCAAGAATTGGCGGATTATGTAAACGCTTACGAGCAGAAAATGTATATGAAGCGTGAGTGTATTGCTGAACGTGGAATTTGGACTGCGAAAAAGCGTTATATTCTTAGTGTGTGGGACAGTGAAGGTGTTCGTTATGAAGAACCCAAACTGAAGATTAAAGGTATTGAGGCAATCAAATCTTCTACACCAGCACCTTGTCGTAAATTATTGAAAGAATCTTTTAATATTATGATGAGTGGAACAGAGGATGATATGATCAATTTTATTGATACTTGTAGAGAAAAATTTAAGAAACTTTCTCCAGAACAAATTGCCTTTCCACGTTCTGCCTCTGACGTTCAAAAATATTCTTCTTCGTCTGATATTTACATTAAAGGAACACCAATTCATGTTCGTGGAGCACTTCTGTTCAATTATTATGTTAAACAAAATAAGTTATCAAATAAGTATTCTTTAATCCAAAATGGAGAAAAAATTAAATTTGTCTATCTCAAAAAACCAAATATTATTCATGAGAATGTTGTTTCATTTATCCAGGAGTTTCCAAAAGAACTTAATCTTGACAAATATATAGACTATGAACTACAATTTGAAAAAGCATTTTTAGAACCACTCAAAATTATTCTTGATACAATTGGGTGGAGTGTAGAAAAAACTGTAAACCTTGAATTATTTTTTGCGTAATGGATTTTCTTAAAGATATTGTAAAAGAAATTGGCGACGACTTTACTAAGTTGGCATCAGATATTGACGAAACAGAAACTTATGTTGACACAGGTTCGTACATTTTTAATGCACTGGTTTCAGGTAGTATATTTGGCGGGGTATCTGGCAATAAGATTACTGCTATTGCTGGAGAGTCTAGTACTGGAAAAACTTTCTTCAGCCTCGCCGTTGTTAAGAATTTTCTGGATACCAATCCCGATGGTTATTGTCTCTATTTTGATACTGAGGCTGCTATCACTAAATCACTTATAGAAAGTCGCGGTATTGATACATCTCGTTTGGTTGTTGTTAATGTTGTAACTATTGAAGAGTTTCGTACAAAGGCACTCAAAGCAGTAGATATGTATCTGAAAGCACCACTAGAAGATCGTAAACCTTGCATGTTTGTGCTAGACTCTTTAGGTATGCTCTCTACAACCAAAGAGATTACCGACGCACTAAACGAAAAAGAAGTTCGAGATATGACTAAATCTCAACTTATTAAAGGTGCTTTCCGAATGCTCACACTCAAACTAGGTCAAGCAAATGTCCCGCTCATTGTCACAAATCATACATACGATGTCATTGGAGCTTACGTACCAACTAAAGAAATGGGAGGAGGTTCTGGACTCAAATACGCATCCAGTACGATCATTTATCTCAGCAAAAAGAAAGAAAAGGATGGAACGGAAGTGGTCGGAAATATTATCAAAGCTAAGACTGCTAAATCGCGTTTGAGTAAGGAGAATAAAGATGTTGAAGTCCGTTTGTATTATGATGAGCGCGGTCTTGATCGTTACTATGGTCTTCTGGAACTTGGTGAGATTGGTGGACTCTGGAAGAATGTAGCAGGACGCTATGAGATTGATGGTAAGAAACTTTATGCCAAACAGATTCTAAAAGAACCTGAAGTATACTTCACTGAAGAAGTGATGCAACAATTGGACGAAATCGCACGTAAGGAATTTAGTTATGGAGAAAGTTGAGTTTCTAATTCTTAGAAACCTTTTACACAATGAAAAATATATTCGAAAAGTAATACCCTTTATCAAATCAGAATACTTCGAAGATCAAAATCAAAAAATTGTATTTGAAGAAATACTTTCTTTCGTTCAAGAGTATAATCAACCAGCAACAAAAGAAGTTCTCTGTATTGAAGTAGAAAAGAGAACAGATATTAACGAGCAGTCTTTTAAAGAGATTGCTCAAATTATTTCCTGCCTTGAAGATGTCTCTACCGAATTTAATTGGTTAATTAACACTACTGAAAAATGGTGTCGGGATCGTGCCATTTATTTGGCACTTATGGAGTCTATTCATATTGCTGATGGAAATGATGAAAAGAAGAATCGCGACAGCATTCCCTCTATTCTTTCTGGTGCTCTTGCTGTAAGTTTTGATAATCATGTCGGTCATGATTATCTTGAGGATTACGAACAAAGATACGAATCATATCACAAAAAGGAGGATAAAATTGAATTTGATCTTGAGTACTTTAACAAAATCACGAAAGGTGGTCTCCCTAACAAAACTCTTAATATCGCTCTTGCTGGTACGGGTGTCGGGAAATCTCTATTCATGTGCCATGTGGCTAGCTCCGTCTTGCTCCAAGGACGAAACGTTCTGTACATTACGTTGGAAATGGCAGAAGAACGCATTGCTGAAAGAATTGATGCAAACCTCTTGAATGTCCCTATTCAGGATATTACAAATCTTCCAAAGCAAATGTTTGAGAATAAAGTTACGAGTCTTGCAAAGAAAACTCAAGGTACTTTGATTATTAAAGAGTATCCAACTGCATCTGCACACTCTGGGCACTTCAAGTCTCTTCTAAATGAACTTGCATTGAAGAAGTCATTTCATCCAGATATTATCTTTATTGATTATCTGAATATCTGTTCTTCTTCTAGGTTCAAGGGAGGTAGTAATGTTAATTCTTATACATTGGTCAAATCAATTGCAGAGGAACTTCGTGGTCTTGCCGTGGAGTTTAATGTTCCTATCGTGAGTGCCACACAGACTACTCGTAGTGGTTATGGTTCTTCTGATGTAGAACTGACTGATACTTCAGAGTCTTTCGGTCTTCCTGCAACTGCTGATTTAATGTTTGCACTAATTTCTACAGAAGAACTTGAGGGTCTTGGGCAAATCTTGGTCAAGCAGCTCAAGAATCGTTATAATGACCCAACTATTCATAAACGTTTTGTGGTTGGTATTGATAGGGCTAAAATGCGTCTCTATGACTGTGAACAATCTGCTCAACAAGATATTCTTGACAACGGAAAGGAAGAAGAGTATGATTATGAAGAAAAGAAACCTAAAAAAACATTTGAGGGATTTAAATTCTGATATGACTATTGATCTTAATAAGTATGTGGAGTTTGTGAATACCACAACTTCTAAACCCAGTAAAGAACATACTGCGTTTATTGATCGTCTGATGGAACTTCGTGAAGAGGAGTTTCCCACTGAGCGTCTTCTCACTGCTGCTGTAGGGATGTCTGCCGAAGCTGGTGAGTTTACTGAAATTGTAAAAAAGATTATCTTTCAAGGTAAACCAGTAAACCAAGAGAATCTTTTTCACCTGAAGCGTGAACTTGGGGATATTATGTGGTATGTTTCTCAGGCGTGTCTTGGACTTGATATTTCTCTTGAAGAAGTAATCCAAATGAACTTTGAAAAACTGAGTGCTCGTTATCCTGAAGGTGCTTTTACTATTGAACGTTCTGAAAATCGTAAGCAGGGAGACCTATGACTAAAGAAAAGCAAGTAACAATTAAAATTGATGCTCGCACAGCAGCGGCAGTTCGTCAAGTTTTGTTTGATGCTCAGAAAGGATATACCTATGATGAGTTTAGTGTTCCTCCTCGCGTTTCTGATATTCGCAAAGTAATTCAACAACTTGATGATAATATTGATAAAGTTATTGGTGAAGAATAAATAAAAGCAAAAATGTCTTTAATTGGAAAAAGAAGAGGAAGACCAACTACAAGATCTCAATTCGAATCAATTCTTAAAAAGTTTTTAATTTTTCTAAAGAGAGAACTTAAATTTGCTTACGATATTCCAATTATTCTTGTGGATGATGTAGATTTTTCTAAAAATAATAAAACATTTGGATTGATGTATCCGGATAAAATTGTTATTAGTATTGTTAATCGTCATCCAATAGATATTTTGAGAACCGTTGCTCACGAATATATTCATCATAAGCAGCAAAGTGAAGGCAAAAGGTTGAATGGAAATGCTGGAAGTGTCAGTGAAAACGAAGCAAATGCAAAGGCAGGAGAAATAATTAGAAAATACTCTAGTCTTCAATCTGATCTATTTGACTTAATACCAATTAGATAATAATTTGGTTCTACTCTTAACCTTTTATTCAAACCTCCTCTGGGAGGTTTTTTTATAAATATCTAAAAAAGATTAAAAGTAATGAAAACTTTTTTGGAGTTTATTTCTGAAGCAGAGGTTGCCTGGAATACGGGCACTCTTAAAGGAAGTAAAAAAAGTCCCTCCGCTACTGCAAGTCAAAAAGTAACTCAACTGGGTAGGCAAATGACTAATCCCAGAACTACTCCTCAACAAATGGCATCAATTGCTCAAAGAGTAAAGAAAATGAAATCTGCCATTGTCGGTTCTGGGGAAGTTGCAAAGGCATCTGATCCTCGTCCAGAAAACAAAGATGCAGGAAGAACTAATACTAAAGTAAGAGGATATGCCTCAAAAGGAAAAGATGAACGAGGAAGGGTAGGTAGTCTGCGTGATATAGATTCGGGCAATCAACCTTCAGATGTTAGAACTTCTGGTAGATACGGCGATACAAGATCCAGATCTCAAGGAGGTGGAAGTGTTCCTACAAGAAATAAAGGACAAGGATATAGCACTCCTGAAAGATCTCACTATAGTAGATAATACATTAATATTATAAATATCCATAGAGTAGTATAAGTACAACAAAATGAACTCCAAAGACATTGTATCTCTTTATGAAGCATACGCTGCTGTTTATGATGAAGATCTAAGAGATGAATTAGAATCTTCTTCAATTCAGGAAGATCTTTCTTTCGTTGATGATCTAAGTGATAATGAACTTGATCAGGTAATGGAAGATATTTTTGTATCTGGAGATATTGATATCAATGAGTGTTTTGATTCTTTGGATTATGTTCTATCTGAAGCAAGAGTAACTTCTTCTGATGATAGACCATCTGGTTCTGCAACAGTTACTAGAAGTTCAGAAAGACCAAGCAGAGCAGCAAGATCTGCAGAAAGACAAAGACAAGTAAGAATTGGTAGAATTGCTCAGGCAGCTCAGCGTACTGGTGAGAGACTAGCGGCTCCTGCACGTTCTACTGGAGGAACTTCAGCATCTGCTAGAGTTGGTCAAGCAAGTGCAAAAGTAAAATCCGCAGCACAAAAAGTAAAAGGATTCCTGGGTAAAGTTGGAAGAACAGCAAAATCTGGTTATGAAGCGGCTAAAAAAGAATTTAGCGGAGAAGCAGGAAGAGAAGCACAAGCAAGAACAACCGCTCGTCAAACGAAAAGGTCAGAAAGAAAACAGGCAGGTAAAGATACTTCTGAATTTGAAAGAAAACCAACATGGAGACCTGGTGGACAGAATGTAAATAGAACATTTAAACCTCAACAAGGCCCAACACCAGCACCAAAAGATGGCGAATCAAAACCATCATGGAGATCTGGTGGACAGAATGTAAACAGAACATTTAAACCTCAACAAGGTCCAACGCCAGCACCAAAAGGTCCAAGATCTCCTGCTCCTTATAGGAATGCGGGTAAAAGTGATACTGGACCTTCTTCAACTGGTAGAGCACTTCCTGGATCTTCTGCAAGAGCAGCACTTCCTCCCGCAAAGGAGTCTGATAGAAGAGCGGCCGCAAAAGCAAAATTACAAAAAGCATCTGCTGGTTCATCTGCAAGAGGAATTAGATTTGCAGGAGAGAGAGTTGGTCAGTTAGCAACACAAAGAGCACATACTGGCAAACAAAATGCTCTAGAAAAATTCAGAAAGAAAATCGGAGTCAGTGAGGAAATCTTCAATCAGATTCTAAACACAATCTTTGAAGAAATGATTTATGAGGGTTATGTTGATTCTTATGAAAACGCACTTTATGTTCTTGAATCACTTTCAGAGTCTGATGTTCAAGATGTTGTTGAGTCCTATCTAGTTGAAGAAACTGAAATCGTTGATCTTTATGATGTTGTTCTTGAGCATCTTCTTGATGAAGGTTATGCGGACACTGTTGAAAATGCAGAAGTAATCATGACGAATATGAGTGAAGAGTGGAGAGATGAAATTGTTTTTGAAGGATTCAAGAAAATGAATCGCGCAAAAATCGAAAATCAAGCAAGAAGACTTGGTGGTGATAGAGGAGATGTTCTACGTGCCGTTGCCGACAAAATGGATACTGAAGTTGAGCGTAAGTATTCAACAAGACAAGCAAGATTAAATAGAGCAGGCGGAGCTGGTAGCGAATATAGAAAGGCACAGGAACTTAGAGCAAGAGATGATGCAAAGGCAGATTTCAAGAAGTATGGTCTTCGCTGATTGAAAACATAAAAATTAAAGAGGGTTTAATTACCCTCTTTTTTTGATACTTTGGGAAGGGGATATAGCTCAGTTGGTAGAGCGCGGTCTTTGCAAGGCTGATGTCAGGAGTTCGAGTCTCCTTATCTCCATAAATATAAGAAAACGTAAAAATAAATATAAGTATATAAAAAAATAGTATGAAACGTTTCTTCCAATTTTTATCTGAAGCAAGAGAATCGCAGGCATCATTGCAAGCGAAAAAACTTGGTCTGGTTGGTGATGGTCATGGAGGATGGTTGGATCGTGGTGGAAAACAAGTAGCAAGAACTGAAGGTGGGAAGTTAAAGTTTCTTGATGGTAGGCAAAAGTCCGCTCCAGAAGAAAAAGGTGCAAAACAAGCAACTGGTCCAGCATCAATGCCACAAGGACAACAAGCAGTCGCTCCAGTTTCACGCCCCCTTCCATCACAAGCATCTCCAGAAGAGCAAGAACCAGAGGAAAAACCAACTCTTACTATTGTATTGGGAAGGTTTAATCCGCCTACAATTGGACACGATAAAACATTTAATATTGCCAAAAAAGTTTCTGTTGGTGGCGACTTAAAAATATATCCATCAAGAACTCAAGATCCAAAGAAAAATCCATTGAATCCTGAAGTTAAAATTCAATACATGAGAATGATGTTCCCTGATTATTCTGATAATATAATTGATGACCCTGATATGGAAAGTATTTTTGATGTATTAATTACTGCTTCTGAGGATGGGTATGGAACTGTAAATATTGTTTGTGGATCTGATCGTCATGGTGAGTTTGAAAATTTATCTCAAAGATATAACAAAGAATTATATAATTTTGACTTGATTCGTGTTATATCTTCGGGAGTTAAGGATACTGAAGCTGAAGGGGCAATGGGAGTATCTTCTTCAAAAATGAGAAAAGCGGTGATTGATAATGATTTCTCAACATTTAGAAGAGGAACTCCTAAAACTCTCAGTAACGCTGAAACTCAATCTCTGTTTGATCAAGTAAGACAGGGAATGAAAATTAAAAAAACAAAAACTCAAAAAGAAAATTATAACCTTTGGGAAATAGCTCCAAAACTTGATGTTCAAAATCTTCGTGAGAATTATATTTCTGGAAAAATATTCAATGTTGGAAATATTGTAGAAAATTTGAATACTGGATTGGTTGGAGAAGTCATACGTAGAGGGACTAATTATTTAATTTGTGTTACTAAAGAAGGTTATATGTTTAAGTCTTGGATCAAAGATTTAATGGAATATACTGAAGTTAAAATGGATTCGCCGATGAGAGACAAAATTCATCCCAATACTCTTGTTGGAACTTTAGGTGCATTTAAACATTATGCAAAAATGACACCAGGTGTAATTGGAACAAATAGTCAATACCTTCAAAAAGGTGGTAAAGCATATGGAGTCAATTTTATAAATAAATATAAGGCAAAAAAAGCAAGCACTCGTTAAGATGACTAATAATCACGTAAAAGATATATCCAGAATTTATCTGGACCAAATTGTTGGTGAAGCATTAGATCCTGTTGGAAAAGAGGACGCTGATATTGACAATGATGGTGATCATGATAAGTCTGACAAGTATCTTCGCAAACGTAGAAAAGCAATTGGTAATGCAATTGCTACTCAAAAAGAGGCATTGGATCCTGTAGGTAAAGAAGATGATGACATCGATAACGATGGTGATGTTGATAAGTCTGATGCTTACTTAAAGAATCGTAGAAAAGTTCGCTCAAAAGTAATCGCAAAAGAAGGTTATTCAAACTGGAGAGAAGATCTAATTGAGGTTGTTGATAAAATCTCAAAAGATAGGAGTAAAGATGTAAAAATTACTGAAAAGCAAATTAATAATAAAATTGATATAAATCCAAAACTTAATCTTGGTGAAAGAGTTGATCAACTTGGAGGAATTCTTCTTGAAATGTCTGAAATCGAAGACTTTGAAGGAGTTTTTGGTGATCTATCCGAATCTGAAATTTTCTTGCTATCTGACCAATTAATTGAAGAAGTAGTAGAAGAAGTTTTTTATGAGTGCCTTGAAGAAGGATATGATCTTCAAGATGTAGAAAATACTTTATTAGAATCTTTAGAAATTTCATCTGCGATTTTAATCGAAGCAAAAGTTACTTTAGGACATGACACTAAAATAAAAAATGATAAATTAGAAAAAGTAAAATCTATAGTTAAATCAGTAAGTAAAAAATTAGGTGCTGGATATAAGAGAGAGAGACATGGTGAATCTGAATCTTCATCAGGTTCTGGTTCTTCAAGACCCGGATTGCTTGGAAGAATAGGATCTGCACTTAAAAGTGGACTAAAGAGAGTGGTTCGTGGCGCAGGATATACTACTGGACTTGTTGCAAGAGGAGCAAAGGCAACAAAAAGAGAATTTGGTGCCGGGTATGAAAGAGGATCAAAAGGAAAAGGAAAAGGAAAGGAAAATCCAAGTGCTGTGCATTCAAAAGTAGGAGTAAGGTCTGCAAATCTACGTAGTGGTATTGGTGGTGGTAAAAGAGTAGAAGTTGCAGGAGAACGTAAAAAAGAAGAACCAGTTCAAAGAGTTTCTGTTAGAGATGTGACTCCACCAAAACCAAAACCAAAACCAGAATCAAAAGCACCCGCAGGAACTTCTGAAAATCCAAGAGTAGGGCAACCCGCATCAGATAAACCAAAACCAAAACCAGAACCAACAGTAAGAACAAGAACAAGAACAGTATCAACTAAAGGATTTGGTAGTTTCAAACCATCATCAAGTGGAGAAGAGGCATATCAGAAGGAAAAAGAAAAGCAAGAAACTGCAAAGAGTGCAAAGAAATCAAGAACTAGATCATCTAGTAAGAAGAAATCAAAAGAACCAAATCCAAAAAAACCTGGAGCACCTTCATTAGATGATCTTCTAAAGTCTGAAGAATTTGAACTTGATGAAAAAACTTTAACTGCTGCCGAGACTAAACAAAAAGAAAGAATTGTAAAGTCGATGAAAGATAAATCATCAGATTTTGAAAAGAGATACCCTGGTCGTGGTAAAGAAGTTATGTATGCTACTGCTACCAAGATGGCAAAGAAAATTGCTGAACAGGCAATGGAAATTCAACCAAAAACGCAGCAGCAGTCTGGTCAACAAAATGTTATGCAAAAAAAGGTAGCACAGCAAAAAGATAGACAAAAGCAGCAGGAAGTTCAAATTCTTCAAAGAAAACTTCAAGCACTGAGATCTGCTCCTAAAGGCGTAGATACTGATATTACATCTTGAATTCCTAAATAGAGAAGGATATTTTTTATAGGAGGTCATTATGGGAGTATTAGTAGAAGTTGTAAAACCACTTCTTTTAGCGGCAATGAATTCTTGTCACACAAAGAGACTTGTTTGTGAACTTCTTGATCGTTATGTGAATACCACTGACAATGATATTGACAATGTAGTTGCTTCAACGGTAAGAACTGCACTTCTTAGAGATTGTAAGTGATTAATTTTTTAGTTTAGACTATTCTAAACAGTAAAGGAGACCGAAAGTAGGGTCTCCTTTTTTTATAAATAATTTTTAGCAAATAACATTTTAAGGTAAAGAGAATGGCACTCTGGGGTAATAACGATTCTGTTTATTCTGCTGGTACAGTTGCAGTAAATTACAACACCCTTGTTGTTACTGGAACTGGAACTACTTTTGATACCAATGGTGTTGCCGTTGGTGACGTAATTCAAATTGGTGCTGGGTCTACTTTTGGCGAAGCTGTAATTGTTGGAGTCAGCAGTGCAACTCTATCAATTGCATCAACTCAGTTCTTAAGTGGCGCTGCTATTTCTAGTGCAGTTTATAACATTAACGAACAACCAAAGTATGCTCTTGGAGTTGGAAATACCTATAGAGGTAGCACTAATCCATCTTTGATTTATGGGGTTGATGCAAATGAAGTTAGCGTTGCCTCAACAACCGCATATGCAGTTACTCACAGTGGATGGGTTGCAGTTGGAGCTACTTACATTGATGCTGAAGGCAATCTAAGAGTTAAGCATGAGGTTCTGGTTGCTGGTGGTATCAACACTACATCTGATGCTAACGACGACGCAATCTTCCTTCCTTGATGGATAATATATGATTTTTAATGAGTTGAATGAGGATAATTTCCTTTTGTTCGCAATTAAGTATTATGAAAATCCTCAGGCAGTAACTAAGGAAGATTTTGAAAAAGATCTAAATCATTTTAAGTATATTAAAAGATTATTGAAACGATATAAGAATACTGGTCAGTTAAAAACTCATCTACTTCTTAATCATTTTATTATTCTTTATAATATTTTTGGGGAGGCAACAACTCCAATGCTTTTTTATAAGATTGAAAAAGAGTTGTGGTCTGCGATGAAGACTTTTATAATCTTCCTTGGAAAATTGCCTGAATATCCAAAATGTTATATACATGATATTCAAGTTGATATCTATTGCCTTTCTGAACTCTATAAAATCTACAATGGAAAAGAAGAAAATTGATAAAGTCGTTGAAGCATTTCGCAATTATATAAATTTGAAAGAAGAAATGATGACGACTCAAAGCTCTCCCGGCAAACCTGGATTTAGTTCAGATGCCGATGATCAAGGACCAACCGCAGGCAGAAGTCCAAAAATGTTTCTTTTAGCAAGAACATTTGCCAAAACTTATGCTAAAGGTGGTCCTGGGTCTCGTAAAAAATGGTTAGATTATTTAAAAAATAAATAATATTAATACTACTTGAGGTATTTGTTTCATGTAAAAAGTAGTATGAAACTAATAACCTCAAAAAAATGTTCAATCAAAATACCTCCACAGATACTAAAATCGCTGTTTTAGAAGAAAGACTTTCTTCTTATGAATTAATGATAAAAAAAATTGATGAAGCAATCCAGATAATGGGAAAGACGAGTCAAAATATCAGCAAAATGCTTGCAGTCCATGAAGAAAAGATCGAACAATGCCACAAATCGGATGACAATATCAGTAAATTGATAGAAGAATTAAAATCCGAAAATAAAACTTCCCATGAGGCAGTAATTGTAAGAATAGAAAAGGTAGAAAATAAGTTAGAAGAATTTGCAAAATATAGATGGATCATTCTTGGAGTATTCGCAGTTATTTCTTTTGCAATGTCTCAATCCCATATGGTTGTAGATATTTTGACTCCAGATGCTCAGCAAGTTCAAGTAAAAAATAAATAATTAAGTGTTGGCATAGAGTGCCAATGAAAACTAAAAATAAGACAACAATCTATTCCCTCCAAAAAATAACAAATTCGGTTATAAAATGGACCGCACTTATAACCGTTTTATGCGTTGACAAGACCCAGTAACCTGGTATAATAAGTAGACTCCCCCCTCAGTGTATTGTCATGGATTTTGTTGATGTTAAATACATCAATTTGATTTCTGTAAGATTTCAAAAATTTAAAAAGGTAAAGCATAATCTTTATAATTTTCGTTGCCCTATTTGCGGAGATTCTCAAAAGAACAAAAATAAGGCAAGAGGATATCTTTACCAAGTAAAAAATAATACAAATTTCAAATGTCATAATTGTGGAATTAATATATCTTTCAATAATTTTTTGAAGCAGATTGATACTTCTGTATATAAACAATATACTTTTGAGAAGTTTAAAGAGGGACACACGGGGAAAAATTTCACTGTAGATGAACCTGTATTTAAGTTTGAAGCACCTAAGTTCAACCCAAAATTAAATCTACCAAAAGCATCTACAAACCCTGACGCAAAAAAGTATTTGGAAAATAGAAAAATAAATCCAGATAACTATTATTACGCCGAAAAATTTAAGGAGTGGACTAACTCTCTTCGCCAAACATTCGACAGCACAGATAAAGATGAACAAAGGATTATTATTCCTTTGTTTTATCAAAATAATCTAGTCGGATTTCAGGGAAGAGCACTTGGTCCCAGCAAGGTCAAATACATCACTATAATGCTTGACGATGACGCACCAAAAATCTATGGTCTTGATAAAGTCCAAAAAAGTGAAACTGTCTACATCACCGAAGGTCCGTTCGATTCAACCTTCATTCGCAACGCAATTGCTTTGTGTGGAGCTGATGGTGATGTTACTAAGTGGGATATTCGTGATTGTGTTTGGATATACGATAACGAACCACGTAATTCAGAAATCCTATCAAGAATTTCCCGAGTTATCGAAGATGGACAAAAAGTTGTCATCTGGCCTTCAACAATAAAAGAAAAGGATATTAATGATATGGTTTTATCTGGACTTGATGTTCAGTCTGTGATAAAATTAAATACTTACTCTGGATTAGAAGCAAAACTTAAATTTACTACCTGGAAGAAAATATGAGCAACGGTACAAAGGTTAAAAAGCGTGATGGTCGAATTGAGTCTCTTGACCTAGACAAGATGCATTTAATGGTCGAAGAGGCATGTAAGGGTCTTGCAGGCGTCTCTGCGAGTCAAGTTGAAATGACTTCTGGTATTCAATTTTATGATGGAATTACGACAGAAGAGATTCAAGAAATTTTGATTCGTTCTGCCAGCGATCTGATTGATTTGGACCATCCAAATTATCAGTATGTTGCTGCTCGCCTGCTTCTCTTTGCAGTTCGCAAGCAACTTTATGGGAAAATGAAAGAACTTCCCACCCTAGAACAACACATTTATCAGTGTGTTAATCATGAAGTATATGATAATGATATCTTTAACAAGTACTCTCAAGAAGAGATTGTACGTGCTGATAATTTTATTGATCATGATCGCGACTATCTCTTTACCTATGCAGGTCTACGACAAGTAGTTGATAAGTACCTTGTGCAAGATAGAAGTGGTGGTGGTGTATATGAAACACCACAGTTTATGTACATGATGATTGCTCTGACTATCTTTGCAGAGTATCCAAAAGAAACACGTCTCTCCTATGTAAAGAGGTATTATGACGCAATCAGCAAGCACAAAATCAACATCCCCACACCAATCATGGCGGGAGTGCGAACTCCGCTTAGACAATTTGCTAGTTGTGTCCTTGTTGACGTTGATGACACCCTCGATAGTATCTTTAGTTCTGATATGGCTATTGGCCGATACGTTGCACAGAGGGCGGGCATCGGCATCAACGCTGGTCGAATCCGTGGCATCAACAGTAAAATCAGAGGGGGAGAAGTTCAACACACGGGTGTTGTACCATTTCTCAAGAAGTTTGAAGCAACTGTCAGATGTTGCACGCAAAATGGCATACGAGGTGGATCCGCGACAGTCCACTTCCCCATCTGGCACCAAGAAATCGAAGACATCCTAGTTCTTAAAAACAATAAGGGTACGGAGGATAATCGTGTTCGTAAACTTGATTACAGCATTCAAATCAGCAAACTCTTCTATGAGAGGTTCATTCAGGATGGTGAGATCACGCTTTTCTCCCCTCATGATGTACCTGGACTTTATGATAGTTTTGGACTCCCTGAGTTTGACGCTCTCTACGTACAATATGAAAAAGATCCGTCCATTAAGAAAAAAACTGTTAAAGCGCAAGAACTCATCCTTAGTCTTCTTAAGGAACGTGCGGAAACGGGGCGCATCTACATTATGAATATTGATCACTGCAATTCTCACTCTTCCTTTAAGGATAAAGTTGAGATGAGCAATCTTTGTCAGGAAATCACACTTCCAACATATCCTATTCAACATATCGATGATACAAGTGGTGAGATTGCATTGTGTATTCTTTCGGCAATTAATGTTGGTAAAGTAAAGTCTGATGAAGAACTTGAAGAACTCTGCGAACTTTCTGTTCGTGGTCTTGATGAGTTGATTGATTATCAAAAATACCCAGTAGAGGCAGCAGAAATCGCCACTAAGGCACGTCGCTCCCTTGGCATAGGATTTATTGGTCTAGCACACTATTTGGCAAAACTTGGGTTTAATTATGATTCTCAGGAAGCTTGGGATGCAGTTCATGGACTTTCTGAGTCATTCCAATATTATCTTCTGAAAGCATCCAATCAACTTGCTAAGGAAAAGGGTTATTGTAAATACTTTGGTCGCACAAAATATTCTGATGGCATTCTTCCAGTTGATACTTATAAAAAAGACGTAGACGAAATTACTACTAACCAACTGCAACATGATTGGGAAAATCTTAGGACATCTATCCTGGAACACGGTCTCAGGCACTCAACATTGTCCGCACAGATGCCATCGGAGAGCAGTTCCGTTGTGTCAAATGCAACCAATGGAATCGAACCTCCTCGTGGATTCTTGTCCGTTAAGAAGAGTAAAAAGGGACCGCTCAAACAGATTGTTCCGCAGTATCATGCCCTTAAGAACAATTATACGCTTCTTTGGGATATGCCTAGCAATCGTGGTTATATTAACATTGTTGCTGTGATGCAAAAATTCTTTGACCAAGCGATTTCTGGGAACTGGTCTTATAATCCAGAAAATTATCCCGATAATGAAGTTCCCGTGTCAGTGATGGCGCACGATATGCTTTACTCATATTCTGTTGGTTGGAAAACAAGTTATTATCAAAACACTTACGATATTAAAACCGACGAGGTAGTAGAAGAACCAAAACAAGACCTCCAATCACTTCTTCAAGAACTTTCTGGTGCCGAAGAGGAAGATTGCGAAAGTTGTAAAATTTGACGAAAGTGTAAAGACCTGTTATTATAAATAGTAATAGGTCTTTATTTTATCTTATGGAAGGTCGCATTTACAAAATAACCAATCAAGTTAATGGTAAGTTTTATGTTGGTAAAACTATGAAATCTTTACCAACAAGGTTTTATAATCATTGTTATGATGCTATTAATAGAAATTCTACATCTTATTTCCATAGAGCAATAAGAAAATACGGCAAGGAAAATTTTATTATTGAAGAAATTGAATTATGTGAAGATAATTTAGGAAACAGAGAAATATTTTGGATTTCTAAATTAAATCCTCATTATAATCAAACTCTTGGTGGTGATGGTGGTATGCTTGGATATTCTCATACAGAAAAAACGAGACAACTATTATCGTTAAAAAGAAAAGGTAAATTTCTTGGAGAAGAAAATCCATTCTATAATCAAACGCATACAAAAGAACAAAAAGAAAAATGGAGTAAAATGAGAAAAGGGCAACCATCTCCTTGTGGATTTGCTGGAAAATCTCATAAGGAGGAAAGTAAATCGAAAACTTCTCAAACACTTAAAAATAATCCAAATGTAAAAAGAACCAAAGTATTTCAGTATGATATTGAAGGAAACTTTTTAAGAGAGTTCCAATCTATTAGTGATGCTTCTAAATTTGTAGGAACAAATCCTTCCAACATTAAATATACCTGTGAAGGAAAATTTAACCATTGTAAAGGGTATAGATGGAGTTATGAAAAACTAAATACCTAAAAGCAAAGTAAGAAATGAAAACATTTCAAGAATTTATGTATATTGCAGAAAAATATTATGAACCTAATGAAAAACTTCCTTCTGGCAAAACTCCAATGCAAAAAGCAAGTAATAAAAAATTTAAAGATAAACAACGACAAGAAAGACAAAGTAATTTAACTCTAACTAAAGTTAGACACGGGGCAGATAATCCAAATCCAAATCCACATGTAAGTCGTAAAGATAAAAAGGAAGTAAAAGTAACATCTCATTCTAGTGGAATTGATGTTCACCATAAACCATCTGGAATTACATATAAAGTATATAAAACTCCAGAATCTCCTGCAAATAATATGAATACAATAGAATGGGGACATAATAAAACTCCAAAAACAAAAGGAGACAAAATTAAAATTGCAAGAGATGCGGAAAGAGTTTGGAATAGACATGTATCTCATCGCCTACCTCATAATACAGTAGCACATAATAGTCCTTTAAGTTCGGGATCAGATGATTTAGGAAATGAACATAGAAATCGTAGAGAAAGATTGTATTCTAAACGAGGTGGATTTGGACCAAAAGATTCTGAAGGCGATCAATTTGCAAAAGTAGGAAGAAATCCATCTCGCAAACAACAAGAAAAAGGTAAAAAAAGACTTTCGCCAATTGAACCGAAACATTTGCATCGTCATACTCAATATGATGAATAATAAATTCTAACTATTTGAACTTTTTAAATAAAACTATGCAAAAGGAAACAAACATGCAGTTTAAAATTTCTTCAACAGAAGAATCTACAAATATTAAGGGAATGACAGTTTTTAACACCGAAAAAGTAGATACCAAAAAGCAACCTATGTTTTTTGGAAAACCTCTTGGAGTTCAGAGATACGATTCATACAAGTACCCAATTTTTGATAAACTAACTACTCAGCAACTTGGATACTTCTGGAGGCCCGAAGAGGTGTCTCTTCAGAAGGATCGTGGAGATTATCAAACTCTTCGCCCAGAACAGAAGCACATCTATACATCTAATTTGAAGTATCAGATCATGCTTGACTCTGTTCAGGGTCGTGGTCCTGGTATGGCATTTATTCCATACTGCTCACTTCCTGAACTGGAAGCGTGTATGGAAGTATGGGGATTTATGGAGATGATCCATAGTCGCTCATACACATATATTATCAAAAACATTTATTCCGATCCTTCTGAGGTCTTTGATACAATCATTGGTGATGAACGCATTCTGGAACGTGCCAAGAGCGTTACAGAGTCATATGATGACTTCATTCAATCTGCACAACAGTATGGTGTATCCGATGCTTGGATGCATAATCTTGAAGGAGTTTCATACGCTAAGGAAACAGTAAATGACGTTAAAAGAAAACTGTACAGAGCAGTCGCCAACGTTAACATTCTTGAAGGTATTCGCTTCTACGTTAGTTTTGCTTGTAGTTTCGCCTTTGGTGAACTTAAGCTTATGGAAGGATCCGCTAAGATCATCTCTCTTATCGCAAGAGACGAAAATCAACACTTAGCACTTACTCAGAATATTCTGAATAAGTGGAGAGAGGGTGATGATCCAGAAATGCAAAAGATTATGAAGGAAGAAGAAGAGTGGACTTATAAAATGTTTGATCGTGCTGTAAATGAAGAAAAGAAATGGGCAGATTATCTGTTCAAAGATGGCAGCATGATTGGATTGAATGATAAACTTCTTCAGCAATACGTTGAATGGGTGGCAAATAGAAGACTTAAAGCAATTGGACTAAAACCCCAATACGATATTTCAGCAAACAATAATCCACTTCCTTGGACTCAGCACTGGATCTCTTCTAAAGGTCTCCAGGTGGCACCGCAGGAAACGGAAGTAGAATCCTACGTTGTAGGAGGAATCAAACAAGATGTTACCAAAAATACTTTCTCAGGATTCAAACTATGATGAATGGTGCGAACAGGAAATCCTGAACGCATATAGAGTGGCAGCAGAGTGCGATGAGTTTATGTTTGGTGACTATGACTATTGTAAAG